ATGTAGGATTGACTTCTAGTGTTGCTCCACCTTCAGAAGCAGTATATGTAAAATCCCCACTTAATGTGCTAACTTCAACCCATCCAAACTTATCATCGATTTCACTTTCAGTATAATATCTTGAATCGTGATTATGAGTATCCAAACTGTCTTTCAAGGATTTCCCCATATTCGCTGAAAGTGGCTTGTTGGTATCAGTACTAGTCAAATTATTCTTAATGTCTGAAATGTTCACCTTGCTATCCAAAGCAGATGCCAACCCACTCACATTGGATTGTGCAATGCTACCATAAACATCAGCAGAAGAACTTTGCAATACAAAAGACAAACCACTAACACTCTTGCCATTAGGAACAGTAATTACTATATCATACTCTTTCAGCACTTTCAACTCAGGAACATTACCCAGATTATCATAATCAAGGTTATTAGCGATAGGAGTACTGCCTCCCTTGTTTGCAATGTAAAAAGTAACCCCACTATCCGCTTCTAATGATATAGATTGGAAACCACCGAAACGGTTAAAATCCGGATAAACAGTCAACCTATACACTTGACTACTGCCACTACTATTACTAATAGTAGAACCAATACTCAAATTTGAGTTAGGAGTAATTGACAAATCACAAACCTTCCCCTTAACAACATCAGAAGATGCAGGGAAAACACTACCAGTATCATCTGGCAAGGACACCTCCAAGGTCCAATCAAAAGCATTACCTACCAATATTCCATCATTCAAATTCTCAACATAACCCTTATCACCATGCTTAAAAAAATTATTAGCCAATTCATTCACCTTCTTGAATCTCAAAATTAATCAGTTCCTGATCATCATCATTACTAAACAAAGCCTTAAAATTACTGCCTTTGATTATTATAAAATCCGTGTCCATAGTGGCGTTCGATACGAGCTTCTCAAAATCATACTTGCCCCAAGTGGACTCATCGAAACAATCCATCAAATCAAACATTAGCTTTTCCTTATCCATAAAACCATTTACTCCTCTGCAATTAAAACATTACCTTTAATGCTAACATACTCTTCAAGGAAGGATAAGTAATGCTCATCCCAACCATTATATGGTATGCTGATTGTAACGGTACCGGTTGCTAACTTATCCGCTAAAGTATAAACACCACTCTTATCAGTTAACTTGTCTGTGAGAGTATCCGGATCATCCTCGTCATAAGCAGTTAATGTAGTATTGCTGAATGCGGGATTGTCATACTTTTTGTGGTCTACAAAGTGCAAAGTGTTTAATGTTGTTGTGGAAGCCTCTGCACTGCCGAAAGCATTACCGAATGCCACCAGTAAATCTTTCATAGTCAATAACTGATGGTTCCTTAAATAAAGGTAAATCCTATACTCATCATCACTTAAACTTCTTGAATATGTGTCCCCATCACTGACATAGGAAACGATTGGACGAATAAGATTATATGATCTTCCCCAGAAAGTATCTAAACTGTTAAGGATTTCACCGGTTACTGTTTCACTACTCCAACTAGTATTATTATAAGAGTATTTGGTATAGTTGCCGCCAGTAGTGGTGTAATTAGGAACATAATAGGTATGCTTGGTGTCCGGTTCATCAGGGAAAGCGCCTACAATCTCAACAGTACCGACATCACAATCAAGTATGCTGTAATCATTACGGAACTGGCTAATCAAATCATTCAACCAATCAAAACAACCACCAAGCACCTTATAAATAAAGAAACCAGTAGGGCTTGGAGGGTTCATGAAATTGTTCTCAATGTCATAGTAATAATCGCATATTTCATCACCAACTATGCTAGAATCATCATAACTCATACAATATTCACCATCCTATGGGTTATCTGACTTGGACGGAGTAGTCACCAAACCACTAGCCGGTCCAGTAGTTATCACTGTAACATCAGGGCTTACCTGGTAAACCTCATCAATATCCATGCTGATAGGTTCAGTCACCACACCCCAAGTAACACTACTATCTGATGTCTTTGTCGCTTTCTGATAAATGATAGCATCACTGACCTCTGGAATCTCTTCAATGAGTACGCAAAGGTTTGCAGGGTTGAATTCCTCATAAATGTTGGCATCCTTGTTGAATTGTGTAATAACTGCTTCAACCTTCGGAGTAACAGTACTCAATGTAGCTTCAGGATATTCAGCACTATTCAAGTTCACATAGATTGTATAATTTATAGTATAGCCAGTAATGGTAGTGTCAGCAAGTACATATTGCGGTGTTGCTTTCTGATAACCCAATGTTATACCGACAATGTTATACTCATCCAATGCAAAGAACTGTCGGAGAGCATACTCTGAAGGGTAATATGAACCGGTTATGTTGGATTGGCCTCCACTATATGATTGCTCCTCTTCCTCTTTATCGATTGGATTATAGATCAACAACAAGTCCTCATCAACACTTACACCCTCTTTGGTTGGGAGTATGTCATGCACAAGATTAACAACACCTTCATCAACAAAGGCAATACTCTTATACCAGTTAATGCTGCCGGTTGGACTGTTGTTCGGATGCTCCAATATCCTAGCGCGGTAATCATCATCAGACTCTATGTCTGTTCCGCCAGTAAAGGCAGTGTTGGTAACCCTTACACCAGGAGGGAGGTCATTCTCTATGATAGTGATAGTATCTGCGAGTACATTGGTATAATCCCCTTCGTATTCACAGACAGCTTCCAGTTTTATGTATTTATGCCCGTTCAAGTTTTCATCGGAGTCATCAACAAGGAAGCTGATGCTGTCATCTGTCAAGACGGTAAGGTCATTGAGTATTACTGGGTCTTCCAGGTTGCATGTGGTCCCTGCTCCATCGTTCAGTATTGCATCAGCAGTCAAGGCAGTACTGTTATAATAAATAATCACATAGCCTGTACTAGGAGATGCTGCTTTACGATATACTCCTAGACTGTCACCGGTATTGTCCAGGAATTCCCCCTCTTGGGTATGTATCATGCTCATAAGGTAATTGTCATCAATCCCTTCTCTTGCCTCCAGGAACAAAGATGCGATTGTATCCAATAAGTGATATGCCTCGCTTCCTTCAGTGAAATCAGTTACCTTAGTCAAACCATTATAAAATGCCTGGTCATACATGCTCTTCAAGTAATCGATAACATCATCCTTCTCTAATACTGTTCCATCAAACAGTTCCAAATATTCCGTTTCCTGCACCATAAATTATCATTCATCCTAAAGTATTAATAGTCTCTTCAAACCCTAACTCGCTGCCATCAACCAATTGCAATTGCAGCTGGAGATGCAAATCTTCATGATCTACAATGCTGATACTCAAATCAGTTATTCCATATACTCTTGGTTCATCAAGCATACAGTTCTCCACATAAACGCTTAACTGGCTAATCAAATCCTCATTATGCTTCTCACCAAGCACTGAACTGACCTCACTCCCGTAATCAGTATCTATAGTGGGGTAAGTCCCAAGCTTTGTGAGTAACCGGTTCCTTATTGCTTGTTCAGCATTATCTAATTCACTGACCAATCCAATATCCCCGTTACTTGAGATTAATCCTCGGCTATCATAGTCAGTCCCGTAAATCTCAGTATCAGTCATTCTTTTTCACCACCACAATTTTAGATCCGTCTACTTCTGTTTTCATGTTCTGACTCACATCATACGTTTTGCCCTTATACCTGTTGTACATATGGGCCCGTTTTTCACCATCCAATCCTGTGTATTCTGCTTTGATTATATCTACTTTGTAACCTGCTCCTTTGCACATCAGGTAGAATAACCATGAGGCATCTACACAATTATATACTTTGCTGGTCCAGCATTTCTCAGCTGACTTTTTGCCGAGTTCTGTTTCCTTCTCGGATTTGACCTTGTGACCGATATAATATTTGTACTTGAATCCACCGGTTCCTCCAGCGGATTTGACTTTCAAGTATTTGTATATCTTATTCACTGTACCTAATTCCTTCCCCTTGAGCATAATCTTCTTTATGATAGTGGATTGTTCGTTGAACCCTCCGATCTTCGGATTAATGCTTGAAGGTTTGCCCTTCAATGGGTTTGACTTATTCCTGTTAGTGGCAACTATCGCTCCTTTCTTGTTGGTGATTATGTAATCTCCATCGTAAGGTTCACCGAGCATTGTGCTTCCTTTCTTTAGGCTTAGGCTTAGTTTCTGACTGTCAACATCAAGACTGGCAGATTCTACTGTCAATGTCTTCTTGTTGATGTCTTTGAACCTTTGGCCGTCAGCATAACCCTTGAAGTTCAAGCTTAACAGGTCATCTACTTTCACATTCATGTTTGCTGGTATCTCGAGTTTACCAGCATAGGTTGTTCCAGTATTGATTAGGCTTTGTGCTTTCTTCTTGGATTCGGCTTTAGATAGGTTGCATTTCTGGGATTGTGTTTCGGTCTTTGCAACATTCTTGCCAGTAACTGAAGCGGGGGTGAGTTTTGCTCTGACCTTTTTGGCCTTGTCTTTACCTGAAGTCCCGCAATAGTCAGCGCCACATGCTGAACATGTGATTTCCCCTTCAGGAGTATTCTTTGGGTTGAAGGTTAACTTGCCTTTGGCTTTGCATAATGGACAATAGTTCTTCCAGGTATGCTTTGTCAGTTTGTACTCATAACCGCTCTTGGAGGGATAGGTCTTTACAGTTATTGTGTTATCATCTTTAGATACTTGTTTTACTCCTTTCAAAACCATAATTATCCTCCTTTTTTTTAGCAGTTGAATGTGTTAGGGTTACTGTAATATGCTAAGTGAGAGCCGCTGCAAGCATGGTTCCCCCATCCTCGACTGGTAACGGTATCTGTTGCAAACCATTTCCCATTCAACTTAGTCTCTGGGAAGAAATGCCCGTTGATATGGTTGCAACGGACTTGTAATCCTACACTTCCTGCAAGGCTCATGTATAAGTGTGTTTGGTCTGCACAATTACCCTTCCTTGCATTAAGTGTGCCTAAAGCTCCTTTCTTTGTGCATGCATACCTTGAGTATTTAATATTATTCCTCATCCAATTGAATATCGCCTTCGCCTTCGCATTATCGGTTTTTGCACCAGCACTGGTAATGATGGAGTTAGCCTGATTCACTATTTTAGAACTGATATTGTACTTGTTGATGAATGCCTGGCCACTTGCAACAATCGTTCCGGTATTGGATGTGTCAGTGGTGCCTGTTTTGGTAACATTCTCAGTACAATCGAAACTATCCGCTTCAATATAACCCCAAGTGGCTATCATATCCCTTGAAGCTTGAGTTGAAGCCATAGTGCTGCCGTTATAGATTACACTTCCAACAGTGACAATGTTCTCTGTAGCATGATCCTCTTCATACTGTATGATAGTGTTTGTTCCATCCCCACCAGTACTGAAAGTATAACCCTCTGTAGTGTTAATGTTCTTGCCGAAGTGAAGTATTCCGTCTATATCCACATAGCATTCTACAGGGTTTCCGGCTTTCCATTCCAGGTACTGCAATTGCTTTGCAATTTCCCATATGCTTTTCTTCTCCCATTTAAGATATGAGTGCTTATTTGTGGTTTTGGTTAAACCTGCAGTGCTTAGATTGTTAGGGTCATTCTTTAACAATTTCCGCAATAGGTTATAACTTGTTATATCACTAAAACTAACAGCACTTATCTTTGACAAGTACAACCGGAGATAGCTGACACAATCATAGGAATACAAACCATTAGTTGTTTCTTTGGACTTGTAGATCTGTCCTCCGAAACCATACCGTTTCCCCCTAGGGTCTTCATACCTTACCCTGGTTCCATGCTTCAGATTCCCATTCGTTTGGAAACTGAAGGAATCCGCTGAATCTGAATTGTAATCTACCTTAGCACCACGGAAGGGGATAGTGTGGAAACCTGTCTCAGATAATTTGGCGGTGTTGCTTACATATAATTTTCCAATCATCTAAAACTCTCCCACTTTATTTCTTCTTTTTGCTAGTGATATTGTACTTCTTACGCCAGTAATCCCTAGTGACTTTGTCCCATTGTCCCTGATTGGACTTGGAGACTTTTATCTTATAAGCCTTCTGCAATTGCTTAACCGCAGCCCTAGTGTATTGCAGATAATCACCATCAATCTTATAGCCTTTATAGTACCCTTTCTTTTGCAGGAATCTTTGCAAGTATTTAACACATTTCTTGTTAACCATACCATACTTCATTGTACCGCAATCAGTTAACAATATTGTTATGTATGTGCTTGTTTTCTTGGCACTGGTTTTCTTGGCACTGGTTTTGCTGCTGCTTGTTTTCTTTGTCGCAGACTTGCCGATACGCTTAAAGGTTGTCTTGACAATATTAGGCTTGACATATTCAGTAAACTCCCAAGTGATTAAGTAGGAACCGTTAACCTGTTTCTCCTCATGATAGGATGTCAAGTAATAATTCCCATTCACTTTCAAGTCTGATGATCCAACAAGCACACCAGTCTTGGCCTTATAATTTTTTTCAAGAGTCCTGTAAGTGTTAAGGAGGTTGATGTTATCCTTGTCAACAATACTCTGAAATGATAATGTGGTTCCTTCAGTTGATAAGTATTCAATGCTGTTTCCACCAGTATTTCCAATGAATGTGTTGACATTATACTTCCTTGGTCTGTTCTTACTTATAGGGGCAAGTATATACTTTATCGGTTTTCCTGCGAATTTAACTTCAACCATAACTTATCATACTCCTCTTAGTACATTTTGCCTGTAGATCTCATCATTGATTTTCCTTACAATGAACTCTCCAGCTGATTCTTCGATGATGCCGTTGAATGTTATGTTTGGGCTTCCTCCAATGCTTGTATTGTTCATTATGTTAGTGTTAGCAGAACCTACTCCGTTAACACTGCCCATGCTTATGCCAGCACTACCGACACTACCAACACTAATGCCACTGCTTCCGAGCAAACCCATATTATCAACAGCCCATTTGATACTGTCAATGATAGGTTTTACTGTGTTATATGCATTCATGAATGGTTGGGTAATGGCATTGGTTACTCCACTGAAAGCTGATTGTATTGTTCCTTTGACTCCACTGAATGCTTGTCCTATTGCATTGGCTATTTCCCTTGCCTTTGCGGAGGCTTGGTTCCATAATCCCATTGCACCGGATATTATGCTCCATATGGTGGAGAAAGTGGATGATATATTTCCTATAATCCAAGAACCGACGGCACTTATTGCAGGCATTAATGCTGCCAAAGCTCCACTGATGAACGTGTATAATTGCTGACCCCATACTTGTATGCTGGCCCATGCATTGTCAACCATCTCACGGAACCAGTCCACGTTCTGGTAAGCCCATATCAAAGCAGCAGCCAAAGCAATCAATGCAATAACAACTAATACGATAGGGTTCATAGCCATTACAGCATTCCATGCCATAGTTGCAGCTTCAGCCAATGTTATTTCTCCAGTTAACACTCCAACAACTGTACCATAGATTGCACTTGCAGCACTTGAAATTGATGTAGCAAGAGCAGAAAGTTTGGTTGTTATTTCCAATTCCTTAAGGTATTTGACCATTCCAAGGTCTTTGATGGCTTTCATACCAGTAGCCATCTGACCCATACCCATAACCATATCAGTTAAAGGAGAGGCGAAACCCATGGCAGCTAAACCCATGCCAACGATACCATTAGTACTTTCATCCAATTTCAGAAGGAAGTCCATACCGCCCTTAGCGCCTTCTTGGAACATACCTCCAAGATTGTATCGTCCTCTTTCAAGCATTCCTTCAAAGGTTTCCAATTTATTATTATAAGTGTCCTGCGCACTTATTCCTCCCCAATGTTCCTCATTCAAGGCTTCTTGGAGTAATTGTGACCTTTCCTGGATAGTTGTTGCTTGCTTCAGCTTATCAATATGATTAGCCAATATTGGTGATCTTTCTATCTCTGCAGTGTTACCAGTCATCAGGTAATTGTTCATGTCCTGGAATGCTTCAGATGATGATTTACCATAGTTTTTCATTGCTGCAAAGTAATCTGATGCAGCACTTCCCATCTTGGTTAATTCATCTGTAGTCAATGAAGCATCCTTTGCAACTGCTGAACCTAATAACCCTTGCATTACTGAATCGTCACCAGGCAATTGTTGAACTATCCCATTGATTTCCTGGAGTTTGCTCTTTGCCTTGTCAGGGTCTCCTAATGCTTGTTCAAGGAAAGCCTTATTTGTTTCCTGTTTACCTGCAGACTCAAGGGAATCTGTCAATACCGCCCCCATCTCTGAAATGGATTGCTTAATGGTGCTGAACCCTTCCTTAATGTTCTGCATTGACAATTGTACTGCTGAATCATCAACCTCAATATCAACTTCAGCGGTAGTGTTCAGTTCCTCTTCCTTCTCCAAGGCAGAATCCAATTCCCCATCTTCTACAGAAACTTCAAACCCAACAACCTTATCAGCGAGATCATTCAATAAGTCTTCTAATGCCTTAACCTGTTTGTCATCAACATCAGCACCAACTCTTATCTTAACTTGTTTATCAGTCATTATCTAATCTCCTTCTTAATATGTTAGGAATGTGTTCTTGTCTGACCTGAACCTTCTAATCTCATCAGTGATAATCATTATTGCTAACCTTTGGTAAGGTGTTAGGTTGTTATAATCTTCCAATGTAAGTGTTATGATCCCTCGGTCAAACATTGTTGTTATGTGGCAAAGTCTGCCAGTCTTATAATTCAGATGCTCCCTCAAGAAATCGTTCTAACATCTCCTGCGATTCCTTATCGGTTTCAATACCACTTACTTCGTATATGCATTTTGTAATGTCAGTAGCGAAACCGGCAGGCATTTCATCCAATAATATTTTGATTAGTTCCTTTTTGTATGGTGTGCCGTCCTTCTGCACAAGGCAAAGATATATTAATTCTTCATTCATATCCAATAGGCCCTCTGCTCCATGCTTTGTGTATAGTTTCATGAAGCTTGTTTGGCTTATAGGTTTCACATAGAATGCATAATCTTCACCATCATAAGTGACAATATACTTCTTATAAAACTCATTGTTGAGGATACGTTGCTCGGTTTCCACCAATAATTCCTCTAGGCTTCTCTCTGCCATACAAATCACCTTTATTTATATGATAATTATAAAAAAAAATTTTAAAAAAAAATAAGGGGAACCAAACCTTAAAGGGTTTTAGTTCCTGGTAATCTCTTCATCCATATCTTCAGCTGTGAACTCAATGCTCTCAGTTGTTAAGCTGTCTACGCTGATGTCTTTGCTGTACTTGCTTACTAAGCAACCAAGGAAAATCTCTTTGACAGTATAACTGGTTCCTGTCTTTTCCCTTACAATTTCTTTGATGGTTACTTCTCCCTTGTTGGTTTTCATATCCTTTAACACATTACGCATTGCAAGATAGGTTTCAACATCAGGAGCAATGAGCTTATCCACACTTACAGTGTACTCAGTTTTTTCAGTACCACTGATAACCGGTCCATCGAAAGTGTTCTCGGTGGATACTTCAGCGTTTTCATCAATCTTTACACCGGTTCCACGTCCAAAGGTGACTCCATTAATAATAATTGTCTTATCAGCCATAATCATTCATCCCCCTTTAGATTACATCATAGGTTACGTTCGCATCGATTTCAGTAACCACACCATCTAATACGATTTCCTCAATGTTTGCTCTTACACAATCACGGTTTACCTTTTCAACACTGTACACAATATCCTCTACTAATCCGAGAGTGTCAATGCATTCATGCTTGACCCTTGCGAGTCTTTGCTCGATAGCATCCAATGTAATGGCATTGTTCTTTTCACCAAGGTAATCTTCAAGGTTGAAGAGGTTGATGATGTAATTGATTGTTCTTTCCATGTACAGGTCCAAGTGTACACTGGTTCCATCAGTAGCAGTTACAGTATGCGGTAAACGGGAGTTTACGATTACAAATGTTTTAGTTGCACGGTTCAAACATTTAGCTACAGGATACCCTGCTTCAACAAGCTTATATCCTAAGTCAGATGATTGTGCAAAGGTTAATTCACTGTTTACTGCCTCTACGCCTTCAAGGGTTTTCATAGTGAAGCTTGCATCTACTCTGCGTTCAGCTATTAATCCAGCGTAATATGCTGCACTTTGTGCTACACTTAATTGTGTATTGTTGACGGTGAACTGTTGGCTGATTAATCCGAAAGTTCCGCCAGCTGCAAATATTGCTGCAGTAGTAATATAATCAGCTGCACCACTACGGGTTACTGGTGCGATTAATCCTACAGGATGACTGCTAGTGAAGCGGTCATTGATATAAGATTTAATGCTAGTCAAGTTAGCATCGGTCAATACATAAGGTATCAATAAAATATCATAATTCTCTTCTAAACTGGTAGCTGCAGTTACAATCTCAGCACCGGTAGGGCTTCCTGCAGTGGATGGTGCTATGTCTACGATGATCACATCAGTAGCACCGCCACGGAATAATGGGTCTAGGCATTGGTCACCAACCGGTGAACTGCCACTAATTGTGCCAGTGGTTGCAGCATCTACAGCAGCTGCAAAAGTTTTCACACTTACTGGTGCAGATAATGTTTTACTGAACTCCGCTACAATTGCAACTTTACCAGCGATTCCTGGCTGACCCTTTGGGACATTGTCCACTTGTGTAACTGTAATTTTTGGTATAATTGCCATGGTATCGTTATTCTCCTAAATATTTCTTTAACTCTTTTTCAAATTCTTTTAATGTTTTCGGTTCCTTTTCAAGGCTATTGATGAATCCTTCCTTGACATACTTGTTCAAGTCATATTCTTTTATATATTCCTTGAAGTTGAACCTCTTAGATTCTTCCTTCTTTGCCATACTATCCCCCATTTTCTTTTTTAGATGTATAAGTAATGTGTTAATTCAAAGGCTCCCATAGCCCCCCATTTCTTGTTGTTTGGTTGGCTCATCAGTTGACTGTTGGTGATTACTGTCCCCCTTACAACACTAGGGAGTATCTTCCAGTCCTCATCTGTTAGGAACTTTTGCATTAACAGGTCATGGAGTTCTGTAGTCTTCAAGTATGCTACATCATTAGCTCCTTTCATATAGAATATGACTATACTATGCACACTTACTGGTGAGCATTGTTCAAGGGTGGAATCATACTCAACATGGTCTATATAGATGTCAGCTGTTGGTTTCTTTCCGAAGGTTTTCAGCTTCTCGCTATCATAACCATAAGATATCTTGTTGAATATGGCCTTATCATTATCATCAGTCAAGGATTCAAGGTTTCCTTTTATCCATTGGCTGACACTCTTGGCCATACGGTAATCTGGATTGCTGGTTGATTCGCTTACCTGGAAAATGTAATGCTCGTCCAGGTCAACCTCGACAACATTAGGATCTAATGGCAAATGTGTTAATGTGATTTCCTCTTCAACTGTTTCATCATCTACAAGTAATGATGATTCGGAGGATTCATAACCTGTTCGTGTAACTGTCAATGTGAAAGTGTCATATTTTACATTTTCGATTAGGCATTCCCCTAACCAATTAGTGAAACCTTCATATAATTTTGCAGTATTCTTATATAATGCACATCTACAATTCTTAACCGGATTACTGTCTTCGCCATATACAGTGACTGTGACATTTCCAGTTAAAACTTCATCATTTGTCATCGGTACGCCTCCAATGTCTTTTCTAATCCATCACCCAGGAAGTCTATAGGACCAACCTTCGCATAGCCTTTTCCACGTATACCCCGCAGGACATACTCACCATAATCCGCATTGCCTTCATCGTAGTAACCAGTGATGACACTATACTGTTTATAGATCCTACTGTCTACTCGGATATTACGCCTTAGGTTACCAGTATCATAACCATGTCCTTCGTAGAGTTGGGCTTTGATATTGTTCTGTAAGGATAAGGCAATTTCATTGGTCTTTTCCTCTAATGATGCTTCAACATACTGGCCTAACAAATCATCAAGGTTCACCATCTACGATAACCTCTGTTCCTTTTCTGATTGTAAGTCAAACCTTTACTATGCTTTACACTTTGGATCTTAGCAAGCTCTGATTCCTCAGCTTCAGTATGCTTATATGCAAGTATATAATCATCAAGTAATGATTGAGCCTTATTGAACCAAACATCATATTGCACAGGCAATTCGTCACCATGATACAAAGACAATAATATGTCACTCGCTGCATAGTAGATAGCAGCAGTCCTTAAACCATTAGGCACATTAATCAAGTTATAAGTTGCAGTATAACTAGTGATTGTCTCCACTACAGTAGTGGAACCATCAGTCCCTACCAATTCTATAGTGACCTCTGGCAATGGAACATATGATTTTTTAAGGTTGCTATCTATCCAGGCAGTACTGTTATCTATTACGGTAGCGAACATCTCATCACTAATGTCATCACTAATGTCACCGAATAGGCTGTTCACTTCTTCTTTTGTACAATATGACATCCCTTATCACCTATTAGTAAAAAAAAATTTTTTATCCAGTACCGCCACCGCCACTGTTAGCGGTTTCTAATGCTTTGATACGATAGAGGATAGTTCCTGAAGTGGTCTCGGTACCGATTGCATCTTCAATATCCTTGATTCTTTTAAGGATAGTGTTAGCAGTAGATTCAGAACCGATAGCATCTTGCAAAGCCTTGATTGCAGCTGCATCTCCAGATTCAGCTTTGATAATCATTTCGTATAATTGTCTGTTAATGTCCTCTTGAGGTAATTTTAATATAGTTGGATAATTAACCATAATATTTAGCCTCCTTAAAATATAATGATTCATTAGGATAGTTTTCAGAAAACCATTCTAAAAGTTTAGATGGATTAATAGAATATTTTATCTTCTTACCATCTCTTTTAATAGCATATCTCCTTTTTCCACGAACATAACCTGCTTTAATTATCCTTGCATAATCCACATATGCAGGATTGTTTTCACCATTCACATCTGCATGATTTAAAGACAATTTCCTTTTATGCTCATCTGTGAATGGTTCTCTTTTAATACCTTTCAATCTCCCCTTATTCGCTTTACTTATTTTCAGTTTGGCTTCTTCTGTATGTTTTAGACCAGTAGAACCCTCACCACCATCAGTAAAATTAAATAAAGGATTAAAAAGTTTTATGAAAAACATTTCAAGAGTATTTAACAAATCTTCAGATTTTTCGTTTCTATTAAACACAGATAATGTCTGATAAAAGTATCTATTAGGATTATTCTGTAAAACTCTGTTAATCTGTTGCCTATTATACTGGCAAGGTTGTAAATGGTCATGGTGTCTTTTATTCCTATGAATATTACTATCCTTACCTACATAGACAACAGTATTCTTAGTTTTATCAATGTAACAGTAAATCCCACATAGATTCATTCTAAAAACTTCCTAATTAATTTATTTAACCAGTATAAGACCCGTACATTATTCCATTAGGTTCAAGGACGTTCACATTTGCTTCAGCAAACACATAGACATAACTTCTTTGTGGTTCATCAGGTTCAGTCATTTTGACGTTGATGAAACTTTGTGGTAATTGCATAAGGATTTCACTGTTTGCTTCAGGCTCTTGTTCTAACTGTGCGATAATGGAATAGTTAGGATCTGCATATTTTTCAATGGTTGCAGATGGGTTGTTCAAGTCCATTGCAAGGTAGTGAGAAGCAGCAATAGCATTGGTACCGATGTACTCAAAGTTACTGTCATCTAAAAGGTTGGATTTTGCTAAAGCGATTTTGATTTTGGTAGCATCTGCTCTTGGCAAGAAGATAGTGGTTGGAGTGAATCCAGTATCAACATCGTTCTTTACTTCCATAGCATCAATGATCTTCAATTCGTTTTCAATAACATCAATACCGGTAGAAGAATCACCGATAGCACTAATGGTTGGTGCGGATGCACCAGCACCAGAAACCAATGAACCTAAGAATGCTTTGTCATAGAAGTTAGCTAATTTAGCTACACTTTTGTTAAGGAATACTTGTAAGGTAGCATCTAATCTTCCGATGTCTGCTAAACGGGAGTTCATTTTGAACATGTAACCTTTAGGTAAGGTTGCTCCACGGTAAGCAGATGGTTCGCCGAATTTGATTTCGTTAAAGTCTAATCCATCACCAGTACTGATCACATCACCGATAACATCATCAGCATCAGTGGATACGTAATTGGTGAATTCACCAGAAACGTTTTGCACTACTGGCAATTTGTTTAATAATTTAAGAGTACCATAGACTCTTTTTTGAGCGTAAAATTCTAAGTTGTGAGTTCTGTTCTCAAAAAGTTTTGGTATAGTTTCCATACTTAAAACCTCCAATCTTTATAATATTCCGACAACAACATTGTTGTTAGTGTCTTGGTCGGATAATGCAACCATGTTGGTAGCAGTAGAACCAGATGAGCTGGATAATTTAACAGTACCATTGGAATGGAATACAAGGTATTTCTTAGCAGTAATGGATTCACTGGTTTTACCAGTTAAGGTAATGATCTTCTTAAAGATGGTTTCAATACCAACTTCACGTAATGCATCTGCAGATACTGCTGCAGCTTGGTTCATTGCAGTTCTTGGTTCACCATTGACCCATTTACCTTCGTTGTAAACAAAACCAATGAATAAACCATCGTTGTATGCTTTTACAGTCATTTCACTATCTAACTCTACAGCCGCACCTTTCGCTAATGGTGATGCAACTGAAGGACCTGAGATAGTTCCTGCTGCAGTTTGAGTTTTAACAATACTAATGTCTCCTTCTTTTGCTTTGAATGGAACAACAGGAGTTTTTCCATAATTTAAAATTTGACTCATAGTCTTAATCCTCCATTTATATTAATTTTTGAAGTAATCCACCATCTTATCCACATTCCCTTTCACTTTATGTGATCTTGGCTTAGGGTTTGTGTCAACGATTGACGGTGCGTTTTCATATAAAGATATGAACATGTCTTGGTCTGATAGGCAAAGAGCTAATGCTTTTTCACGCTGTGCAGGTATAAGCTTACCTTCACTGATGTACTTGTCCACTAATGCGTTTGCCTTGTCATTTAGTAATTCATTCACATTTGCCTGTAATGCTTTCAGTTCTTCTGCTTGCTTGAGCTTGTCATTTACTTCATCATTCAAGTTGCTTATTACATCATTGACTTCTTTATCCTTTTTGGATAATTGCTCTTCTAACTCTTTTATCTTTTTGTCACGTTCTTCTAATTCTTTCTCGAAACGTGCTTTTATCTCGTTGAACTTGTCCAAGGTATCATCATTTACTGGTTCTTGGTTTGGTTCAGGTTTTGGATCTTGTTCTGTCATATATATTCACCTCAGGGTCTAGTTTTTATTTTTTGTAAAAGTTTGCACTGCACCGGCAATTTGGATGTTGCGGTGGTAAGTATTCAGTTTCACTTATTTCATATTCGACATCTCCACCAGTAGGATTTCTTGTTGGATTATTGCAGTATAATTCTTTACATTTGTCGCATCTTGTGCTACGGCAACTTACAGTGTAATGTGTAGCCCCGCGCTCCTTTGCAATAATGTAATCACTGATAGTGGCAACACGGTTGATTTCAGTACGTGCAATTGTCTTCGCACGCTTATTCTTGATGCCCTCTATCTCTTCACTTATCCTCTTTGCCATCTTCTGCGGGTTACTGCCTTCAGGGTTATTATACTCTTCAGTTACAATACCCCTTACTCGGTTTTTGATGTCTTCGCCAACATTACTGATCAATGTGCCGACATACTCTTCAATAGTAACTCTTGTAAGCTCCCTTTGAGATGGCCTGCTGAACCGGTGATTATTGGTCTCTGCAAGTATCAATGATAACATTGTAGCATCATAACCCGTACTCTTCAATGGGTTATTGGTAGTGTATTCTTTGGTAGCTTCCAGGAATGCCTCAAGGGTATCGTTATCATACACTCCTTGTTCCAATCTGCGGATTAATTCATCGAACAATGCATCAGTGTAATTGATGCCGTTTTTGATAAGCTTTTCACGGGAGACCATTAATATCATCTAGTATGTTTGTTGTTAAGTTCTCACTATCCACTGGGGTTTCCTGGTAACTGAAATCCTCGAAAGGCATTATTGGTTCTTCATTCACATATTCCACTCCAGCCTCGGATTTGAACAGTAATGCAAGGCTTTCCTGTACAGCACTGTTCTCTGAATCTACAACACCGGAATCCATTAATGGCTTTACGATGTTGAACAGTTTTTCAATATCCCCTTTGCTGAATTTTTCAAAGCTTATGACCGGTGGCTTGACACCAGGACCATAATTGAATTGGACTATAGGATTGATGACCTGTTGCTGGAAAGTGTTGGCAATCTCTTCAAGCAAACCATCAAATACAAGTGTACCGAATTCCAATTGTGTCTGTGACTGTGCATAGGTACCGGTCTGGCTATTGTCACCAAGCAATAGGTTACCGATGAACATTCTACGGAAGATTTGGTTGTCTTTGTACTGGAGTATGCTGAAGAAAGTCTCTCCTCGGTGGGAGGATTCCAATACTCCAACATCATCTTCACTACCGATAACTAAACCGGTAGTGCTGTCGCTTATATCATCAAAAGCGGATAAGAATTCATCCCTGGATACTGGATTGTCGGTTTTACCGTACAATGTAGGGGATTCGTTCTTCTCTGCAAAGGTCATAAGCCAATCCATCACATTATCCTTGTCTTCAATGATTGGTAGGAAATCATATAATAATCCATGACCTTCCTTCTCATCATATAATGAATTATAGGAGTAAAGCAAGACTTTGTTGATTGGTATTTCAGCTTCACCATTCTTGCTTACCTGGTGGATCGCCACCAAATCCCCATTGTCATCATAGACAAAAGGATTGTTCTGCAAAGTCTTTATATGAACGGGTATCATGTCTCTTATGATTATGCGACCATCCTTGACATCAAACATTTTCTCATGTACGCTGAATCCCCATAAGATAGCACTTGTCATTTGCTTTACAATGGTAGTGATTTCGGTTTCCATCTCTTGCAGCATGTCATGGATGAAATCATAAGATTCAGTATCTTCATTAGGATTTGTCAGTATCCATTGTTTGGATGAGAGCAAGTATTTGACTATGTCGAAACCTGTAGCTACTTGTGTGTCTCGGAGTATGCTTACACCTTTCTTGTATGGTACAAAATTTTCTTTACGGTCAAAAAGACTGACATAAGCTGCTCTGTTAGACACATTTGACTTAACAGTACTATTCTTGCTCACTCGATTGAATAATCTGTTAATGTTAATATTATCAATGAAACTCATATTCTGCTCCTTCTTCTTCTTTTGCTTTTTCTATTACCGCCTGTGACAATCTGGTTAACACCTTTATCCTTCAAAAATAGGAATGCATATGAACATGCATCAACTATGTCATCATGCTCTGCACTATTAGGGAATGCCTTGAACTGTTGAATCACGGTTTCACGTAAGGCATCATCATAGATGCAGAAATGGATTTTGCCATCGTACATTGCATCGGCTAATGCTTGCGCACGGTCCGCTTTGGTACCCCATGGCATGGATTGCTTGCATTTGTACCTGGAAAGGTAATCGTTTTTCCAGACATTGAACAGTTCCTTTGCCGCTGCTCCTTTGGTACCTGTCTCTATGAGTATTGTCTTGTTCGGTCCATCCAGGTATGCGGTGTTCTGTATCTTCTTGATGTTGTCTTTCCCGTATTGGCCATGTATGAAATCTGTGAAAATGTAATGGTTCTCGCTTATCTTGTAGGCATTTACCCCGGCAGTGTAGTCTGCTTTCTTGCTGCTTGGGTTGGTGGCTTCTGTATATGCCATATCCCAACTACGACAAGTGGCTATATGGTACCTGGTATCAATGTCATGTTCCCATATGATGTTGTCAGTGTAAAAGAAGTTGCTTGTCAAGTCAAGTGGCTTCTGCTGGTAAAGGGCTTGGAACATCCTATCCCCTAATGTGGCCTGCTTGTCCAGGTAAAAATCCATGTCATAGTATTGTGGCCATAACACGTTATTGTTTTCATCAATTGCCGGGAAACTCATGAAATCGTACTTGTGAGGCTCTTCTCTTTCCAGGTATCCAATCAGGTCATTACTATTCCACCTGGTATGGAGTATTATAACCTTTGTGGAAGGACGTACACGCTGCTCTACAATAGTTGTGAACCAGCTTATTTTCTTCTCTAACAAGCTAGGGGTTGTGTCTATTGCCCCTTTATATGGATCGTCCACTAGGATTATATCTTCAGGGTGGCCGGTTATGCTCCCATTGGAACCTACTAAACGAATATGGCCTGGCTGTAGTTTGCCGTTCTTGTTGAACATGATATATGTGCTGCTTGACTTTACATTGGAGATTGTTATCCCATTGCTTAATGGGTCTCCTTCCAGTCTGCCTATAAGGTCTCTTATCTGGATACCGAATGTTTCGCTTAGGCTTGATTCGGCATTGACTACTAGAATCTTCAGTTTAGGATTCCTTAGTATCAGCCACACGGTGTATGCAATGGTAATTAAGGATGATTTACTATGTTGAGGAGGGACACTTACACATAATCTGTTCTTAGCGGAGTCATCGAAGGTTATTTCCATTATCTTGTCTGCTATCTTCTGTATGTGTGGAGCATCCACATTAACGTCGAAATTGTTTGCCACTACTGCTCTGTAAAAATAGTAAAGGTTGTTGGCAA